CGCTTATTTGATCGTTGAGAGTTTTGACAGCCCTTCCAATCTCATTTACAGGGTACACACGCTGGTTTGCGTTACGTACACCACCTTGGATGCAAATACCTTTCATAAAAAGATCTTTGCCACCTTGTGAGTTTTCCGATGACTCAACTACCATTCCAGCTTGGTCGAATGTCAAATGCTCTCGTAAGTTTTTCATTCAAATTTCCTCGTCTTGCCTTACTTTGCGCGAGAGCTTACTTTGTTAAGTGTGCTATCTGCGCCTTTATCGGCAGTTTCTGGCTTACCTTTTTTCTCGGCGCCGTGTCCAGCTGGTTCAGTTTTACCTGCTTTCGCTGCTTTGCCACCTGGTACATTAATGTTGCCAGTTGACATATCTTTTGCACTTGTATCACTTAGTGCTGAGCCTTTTACAGTAGAACCTGCGCCTGCTTCTGGATCACCAGCGTCTGCACTTTGGTTTAGGTTTCCTGCTGTACCGCCCATGTCATTTTTACCAGCTACAGCTGACTTAGTACCGTTAGTACCTGTGTCACCCATTTTAGCTGAAACTTTTTCTACGTATTCACGCATTTGCTCGCCGGCTGTTTTAGGTTGCGCTGATTCTTCAACTTCTTCGTCTTCTTCTACTTCTTCGTCTTCAAAAGCGTATGACTCTTCTTCAGGCTCTTCTTCGCCTTCTTCGTCTTCACCTTCTTCGTCTTCACCTTCTTCCTCTTCGCCTTCTTCGTCGCCAGCCATCATTTTTTCAAATTCTGCTTTAAGGTCGTCTAGTGCGTCTTCAAGGTCCATAACACGGTCTTCCATGTCACCTTCTTCACCTTCTTCTTCGTCGCCTTCTTCTTCGTCGCCTTCTTCTTCGTCGCCGCCCATTTCAATGTCGCCCATCATGTCGTCCATTGGATCAGCTTCAACTTCAAATTCGTCAAGATCGAAACCTTCTTCAAGATCTTCGTCTTCTTCTACTTCTTCTTCAGCAGCTTCTTCAAGATCTTCGTCTTCTTCTACTTCTTCTTCAGCAGCTTCTTCTACTTCTTCTTCGGTTTCGTCTTCTAGTAGTGACTCGTAGATATCACGTGATTTTTCTACTACGATTTCGTGGAATAGCTCTTCAGCGCCTTCGCGATCTTCATTGATCAAACGCTCAAGCATTTCTTCAAATTTATTCTTTGCCATTTTACATGTCTCCTATAAATAATCTTTTACCTATGGTAAGGCTGTCACATGTATTTAACAAAGAATAAAAAAAGTATGCAGAAATAGGCTCAAAACGGTTAATTTTGAGCCCTTTAGGTGGTTTTGTATGAATTTTCAAACTCTTCTATAGTAATATGTTTCAAATTCTTTAAAATATTTAGTTCTTCTGGAACAAAATTATCTGGCTGTATAACTCTAATATACATTGTTTTTTCATTGTTTTTTATAACATTTTGTGTTTGTTTAAGCCAATTTCCATAATAAGTAGCATTATCATTTGATGTTTTATAGTTAGGAGTATTAGCAAAAACGTTGTTAAGTTTTACTCCGTTAGCTAATCCTTTATAGTCAAAACCTAATATATAGATAACAGTATGGTTGTGGGTAGATGCTAAGTCAAGTGCAGTTGGGCCACTACTCCAGCCTTTAGACTTTTCAAAATAATTAAAATCTGTAAAGTCCTTGTAATGTTTATTATAGTTTGTCCACACTTGATTAGTGTGCTGATAGCCGCTAGAATTTATTTCTATAATCATTCTAGGGTCAACTGCAATTAAATAGTCAGGGGGGAAATCTCTGTATATAGCGTTACAGCCATACACAGTACCGTAGGATTTAAGTTTAGTATGATCAATTGCTAGTCTGCTAGTTCCGTTTCCGAGTACAAACGCAACACTCATTAGATTCCTCCGCCAGCTTCGGCATTAGCAGCAATACCATACATCTGACGGACAAAATCTAAATCTTTAACTTTTTCTTCTTGTTGAGCTTCAGCAGCTTTTCTAACACGATTGAGTTGTTTTAACGTCAAACGTGATTTGCGTGTATCTTCTATTTCAACAGGAGATTGATCGGCATCTTCTTCGTAACGCTTATCGTCAATCGGTTCAACTGTGTCTCGATTAAAGTAAAAAAGTTCTCTTAGTATCATAGTAGTATTTATATCGTTTGTTCCGAAGATGGCGCTGCGCCTAACTCTTCTCCAGTGTTAGTATCCGGTGGAGCACCAGTGCCCCCGTCTACTCCGCCTTCTTCAGGTGCTTCTTGATCCATGCCTTCCATGTCTGAATCTATTCCTGCACTGCTAACTCCTGCACTACGCATCTCGCCATCTGCATCGCTAGGTGGCGGAGTTAAGTTTTCGTCGTTTTCTTCTTTCCACAAACGTTCGTTTTCTGCAATCTCTTCTTCTGTTAGACCTAAGAATCTTTTTAAAGCAAAACGATTTGACATATATGGAATTGCAGCCATTTGTGTGTATGTCGGTACACGAGCGTTATCAATTTCTGCTTGTCTGTAACTTGCAAAGTTTTGTGGTGGCTGGAATTTAAGATCAAACATTGATGTATCAATGTTTACGCCTTTTTCTAACAAGTAGCGTTTAAATTCAGTATCAAAGTCTTCAGACAACATGTTTTGCAAGCGTTCACAATAAGTGTTAAAACGTAATTCTTGAATATACGCTGTACCTACACGACCATCATTGTATTGTGCACTTGAATCGTCTGCACCTGTTGGTAAGTAAGAACTTGGTATGCGAAGACCGCGTACTAACTTATTAGTAAAATATCTAAGATCGTCTATTTCGCCTAAGTTTGTGCCGCCTGGCAATGTTTCAACTTTAGAACCTCGTCCTTCAGCTGTTTGCGGGAAGAAGTAGTCTTCGTTAATTGAAAGCGGATTATAGCTACTATCAATTACACTTGCTCCACCGCCTGTTTGGCTCGGTATTCGTCTTTGGTGTATTTCAGTTTTTACACGTTCAACAAATTGCATAGCAAGGTGACTTGGCATGTTGCCTACGTCAACATAAAAAACTCTTCGCTCAGGAGCACGTTGAACACGATAAATGATAATTGCATCTTCTAGCAATTCTTTTTGTTTATAAACTTTAAAAATAGTTTCTAATAGACTGTTACCAAATGGATAGTTATTATCTAAACCTTCGCTCATTGATAGATGCAAAATGTGTTTTGCATCAACAGCTACTTCATTTTCTTCAGTGCTAAATCTCGATCCTGACGAATTTGCAACTGGACTAGTAAAACTAGCAGGTGACTGGTATGTGCCGCCTACGCCTGTGCTTACTTGTCCGTTAGTTGGATGCGGAGTAGTTGCTACCATATCTCTAAAGTTTAGATTAAAGTCTTTAATAACATATTGTTCCGGCGTTTTGCCTTCTGACTCGTTAACAATAATCTTTGTAACATTAGCAGGATCTACATGATATAACTTTTTAGTTTCAGGATCTCTTATAAAGAATTCGTCGCCGTACTTAAACGCATTACGTACTAGACGAAACATTCTAGTTTCAAATTTTTGTAGTTTACACCACTGTTGTAAGTATTGTTGTAGAATTGTTACTTCAGAGTTAGTTGCATTTTTATTAAAGTCTATAATAAAATTTGTATTATTTCTTTTATTCTTTTGTGTACAAAATTCTGCAAGAATATCTAGTGCAGCATTAACTTCTGAATCGTTGTCCATAGTATTATACTGACCGTAGCGTTCAACACGGTTAGGAGAGCCTACATATACATCAGGTAGATGTGAGTTGTAGTTTCTTGCTGCTGGACCAGGCATTCCGGAGCCTCTTGAGCCGTTAGCAAATGGAGAATAGCTTCCATTTGGATTATTTGCTGTTGGCACTGGTGTAAAATGTTTTTTCCAACTCATTATTTTTCCTTTAGTATACCTGTCCTATGTTTTCGATACCTTTGCTTGTTTTACGTGTATTTTCACTAACTTGTGTTAGTAACAAGGCTACTTGTCGCATAGTACTATTTAACTGATCTAGCTTCTCGGCACTTAGACCTGAATCGTTACCTGCTGCTGCGCTTGCTTCATTTGCATTTCCGATAACATTTGAAGCAGCAACGCCTGTGCCGCTTCCAAACATGCCTTTGTTGTCTTCAGCTAAAACTTCGTTTAAGTCTTCAAGTGTTTCAACCAGTTTCTCCATAGCACTATTATAACTGGTTATTGATGTTGCGTCAAGTGAGTTTAATGACGCTATCATTCCAGGTAAGCCTGTTACATTCGCTAAGTCTTGCAATCCTGATGCTGCTGTTGAAATGCCTGTTCCTGTGATAGAATTAAGAGATTTTAAACTTGCTACAATCGAACTCGGTATCTCTATGTCGTTTATTTTTTCGCCAGTAAATGATGATAATGCTTTAGCCATACTTGACATAGCTTCTGCATTTATTTTAACGCCTTCTGCGTTAATATCCATTTCGCCGAATTCTTTAACTTGATCAAATGGTGTGTCAGCACCAAAGAAGCTTGCGATTGCATTTCCGATAGCACCTATTGCATTACCTACGCCTGATGTTTTTTGTGCGTCTGAACTTGATGTTAATGCTTTATTAAATGCAACTAATGCTGCTGCGTTCGCTGTTATTTTTGCAACATCGAACGCATATCCCTGGAACTTAATAATACTATCATACGGTATACCTGTTTCGCCGCCAAAGAATCCTGCAATAGAACTACCAATTGATGCAACTGCACTACCTGCGTTTGCTGCTGCCTGCGCTTCTGCAGATGATGTAATAGCATTATTAAACGCAATTAGAGCATCTGCGTTGTCTTTAATTTTTGCAGAATCAAAACTATAACCTTCAAACGTTTTAATATCATCATACGGTATTTTAGTTTCACTTCCAAAGAATCCTGCAATAGTACTCCCTATTGACGAAATTATATTACCTGCACCTGCTTTAAGTTGTGACGATATTGCATTGTTAAATGCAGCAAGTGCTTTCGCATTAGATTCTATCTTAGCTTGATCAAACGTATAACCTTGGAATTTAGTAATCTCATCATATGGTATTTTTGTTTCACTTCCAAAGAACCCTGCAATAGCGCTTCCAATAGACGACACTACATTTCCTGCATTTGCTGAAAGGTGTTCTGAAATTACTTTATTAAATGCAGCAAGGGCTCCGGCATTTGCTTCTATCTTAGCTTTATCAAACGTATAACCTTGGAATTTAGTAATGTCATCGTACGGTATTCCGGTCTCTCCACCAAAGAACCCTGCAATAGCATTTCCAATTGCACCTACTGCTGCACCTGCACCGCTTGCTGCTGCACCTGCACCTTGTACAGCCATTGCTTGACTGAATGCAACTAATGCTTCTGCATTTGTTTTAACTTTAGCGCCATCTATATCTGCTTTACTAAACTCTTTAAGTTGTTCCAATGGGCTTTTGCCACCTGCAGGAAATAGACCAGCTAAACTGTTTGTAATGCTTCCAACTAAATTACCCAATCCAGCAACTGCTGTACCAACACCAAATGCTGCCATACCGCCTGCAACTGCTGCCATGCCTTTACCAGCATCGATTAGTTTTGCACCGTCAAGTTCTTCAAAAGATTCTAATCCTTCTGCCATGGTAGGTAAAGACTTACCTACCATCCAAGTAGCACCTGCGATTGCTCCGCCTATAAGTACAATTGCTCCTGCAAGACTTGCTGCACCTAATATAACTGCTGGATTAGCAAATGCTGATATTCCAGTAGCAAGACCTTGTAAAATTCCGCCGATGCCTTTGCCAATACCTTTGCCGATATTTCCAATTGCTGACCCTACACCTTTGCCTGCATCGCCTTTTGATTTCTTATTACTTCCTGTAGAATCATCTCCGCCTAATCCAAAGCCGCCGAGTAGCCCTTTAACTCCATTTGAAACTGCACTTACTACTGCTCCTGCTGCAAATAGTCCGGCAGCGCCAAGTGCAACTTTTGTAACTAAGCTGCTATTTTCCCACAATGACGACATGCCTTTGGCTACAATGCCACTGGTTGCTTTAACTTCAGTTTCTTGTATTTTTGCTAATTCAGCTTGACGAGCTTCGAGTTGACCAGTTAACTGCTCTATTCTTGCATTGTCTTCTTCGGTTGCTACTCCAGTTGCTTTAGCATCTTGCAGGAATGCTAACTCGTCTTTTAAGTTTGAAATACTATCGCTAACACGACTCATGTCAGCTTCTTTTTCTGCTTGGGCATCTTCTTCAGATTTTCCAAACAAAAATTCTCCAATTTTATCAGCAATTCGCTCAAACACTCCGCCAATGGCTGCCATTGGATCTTCTTTAAAGCTTTGTAAAAACTGTTTTAGTATACCTAACCCGTCTTCGAATGCATTTATTACTTCAGGACTTCCTAAAATTTCTGCAAATTGCGAAATCATATTAGCAGCAGTTTCGTAAATTCCACTGTTAATAAATTGTTCTTGTATTGTTCTTTTAGCGTTTGTAATGTTTTCGTCAAACGCTGCCATTGCCTTTGTTAAATTACCACGTTTTTTATTTTCAGCAGCGGCTGCTTCAATATCTGCTTTTAATGCTTCTTTATCAAGATTTCCTTGTTTATCAGTGTAATCTGAAAAGTCTTTTCCGAAACCGTTTAATATATTAAGTATATCTGCACCCGGACCGTCCATGCCAGCAGCAGCAGCACTAATCACAGTTCCGAATTTTTTGCCAGACTCTGCTGCGCCTGCTATCATATCTACCATTGCATCTGTTTGAGACTGTGCAAAATCTTCTGCTGAAGATGCATTCATGGCAGAATCATGTAATCCACGTAATGCTTTTTCTACACCTGGCATAGTTGCTGCAAGCATTTGTGTTTCTTGGGTTAACGGTGCCATACCAAGAACCATTTGCATAAATCTATCACCAGCTGCATCGCCGCCAGTTGCAAGTGCTGTTGCTAAACCTTCTTGTATTCTTGAACGTTGTTCTGCATCCATTTTACCAAGTTTCATTTGGAATGCAGCATTTAAATTACGTTGTGCAACTTCCTTTTCAAGTTCGTCGACACTTTTACCTGTTAATTTAGAAAGCTTGCTCAAGTTCTTCATATAAGAACCTGCCGCTTGTGCAAGCTGTGCAGTATCTTGTTTTTGCGCTCTCGACCCTGCTCTGTTTATGTTTGCAAAAGAAATCATGCCTTCGTTAATTTCTTCAAACGTGAAACCCATATTAAGCAAGTCGTCTCGCATGCCGCCTAAACCTTGCTGTAATTTGCCTATCATTTGGGCGCCTTTAGTAGCAGTGCCGCCAATTGCTGCTAATTCTTTAGAATTATTAGCAACCATAGCACCAAAGCTCTCTACATCCATTCTAGCGCCTGCGGCAGCTCGCATCATATCTTGCATACTGTTGTTAAAGCTTGCACCACTTGAAGATACATCTCTAAACACTTCAAACGTACTATCTAAGTGTCCGGTAAATGTTGTTAAATAGCTTCCGACAATAGGTACATGTTGAGCAAAGTCGCTTAGTTTGCTTCCGCCAAGAGCAAGTTCGCTTCCGAGATTAAACACACTGCTTGCAACACTACTTACAGCATTAAGAGCAAGGCTTAGCATGCCTTTGCTTAATTTACTCATTGCTTGTGTAGATTTGTTTATCTCAGCAGTTTGATCTTCTAACGCATCTCTATTTTCAGTAACAACATCAATATTATCGTCAATGGCTTCGGAAAGTTCAGTTAATTTTTTCGTAACTTTTTTAGGGTCATAGCCGTCTTTTTTAGCCATATGCTCTACAGCTTTTACTAGACGTTCGAGCGTTACTTCGCTAGCAACTCCGTTTTCGCCTCCGACATTTTCAATTCTAATTTCTTCTGCCACTATTCGATATCCCAGTTATATGCGCATATAAATAAATATGATACATAATTGTATAGTGTATTTATCAGGAGAAACTCATGCCGGAAATCAAGCCATCAGGTCATAATCCGTTACAAAAATATTTTAGACAGCCTAAAATTTATCTTTCACTACCAAGTGGCGGTAAGTTCTACCCAGAAGGATCATTGGAGGTTACCGATAACAACGAGTACCCTGTGTATCCAATGACTGCTCGAGACGAACTAACAATGAAAACTCCAGATGCTTTACTTAACGGTCAAGCAACTGTAGATATGATTCAAAGTTGCGTACCTAACATCAAAAATGCATGGGTAATTCCAAGTCTCGACTTAGATGCAATTCTTATTGCAATTCGTATTGCAACATACGGAGATACAATGGACATCGACATTAAAACTCCTGTAACAGGCGAAGAAAAGTCATTTACAGTTGATTTAAGAATAATGCTCGACGGACTTATTTCTAAAGAGTTCGGAGAAACTTTTGAAATGAACGGGTTAACTATTCATGTTAGACCGTTGTCTTATAGAGAATTTACAGACACTAGCTTAAAAACTTTCGAAGAACAACGTATTTTTGCATTAGTTAATAACGAAGATATGGCGGAAGAAGAAAAGCTTCAAAAATTTAATGAAAGTTTTAGAAAACTTACAGACATAACTGTAGGAACACTAGAAAAATCTATTTGGAGAATAGATGCAGGAGAAGATTCTGTTACTAATACTGCTTGGATTAAAGAGTTTGTTTCAAATGCTGAAAAAGGGTTGTTTAGTGCGTTAACTGAGCATCTCGAAAAACAACGTGAGAAATTTAAAATCAAACCGCTTGTTATTGATGCTACCGAAGATGAAATTGCAAAAGGTGTTCCAGAAACTTACGAAGTACCAATTACGTTTGATCAGTCAAATTTTTTCGGATGAGGATCTTATCTCTTCCCGTGGATGAGATCCTAGGAATAGTACATCAAAT